CCGATTCCACCAGGTACTAAAGGCATAGTTCAATTTGTGGACGATGCGGGTACTCTGCACTGTAAATTTGATAACGGAAGAACGCTTGGCGTTATCCCCGATGTGGATAAGTTTCATAAAATCGAACAGGAACAGGCTATGGCGGATGAGCAGGAAAAATCTGAAGAAATCACAGAAACTGAGGGTTTTGAAGAATCCGAAGAAATGAATATGTCAATGTAACGGTTAAGTTTTGAAAAGACTTAGCCGTTTTTTTATTGCAAAAAGGAAAGGATCAGTGATAAATGATAAAATATTTCGATATCTTTGCAGGCATCGGCGGATTCCGCTCAGGACTTGAAAAAGCAGGAGGCTTTGAGTGCGTCGGGTACTGCGAGATTGACCGATATGCTAAAAAAGCATACGAAACAATGTACGATACGGAAGGCGAGGTGTATTACGATGACGCAAGAAAAATCAACCCAAACGAGTTACCCGATTTCGACCTTATATGCGGAGGCTTCCCTTGCCAAAGCTTTTCAATCGCTGGAAAAAGGGGCGGATTTGACGACGCAAGAGGAACTCTGTTCTTTGAAATTGCCAGAATCGCTGCCGTTAAAAAACCTAAATATCTGCTGCTTGAGAACGTACCCGGATTGTTATCGCATGACTCAGGCAGGACGTTTGCGACCATCCTTGGTTCGCTGGACGAATTGGGGTACGATGTCGCATGGCAGGTGCTTAACAGCGCAAATTTTAGAGTCGCCCAATCCCGAAAAAGAGTGTTCATTATCGGATTTCTTAGAGAAAAATGCGCCGGAAAAGTATTGTCTTTCACGGACGCAAATCCAAAAACTCTTGTACAACGCATACCCGGACGAGAGGGCTGCAGAGTGTACTCAGCCGACGGACTGAGCATAACGCTTACGGGAACGGCAGGAGGCTTCGGAGGAAAGACAGGACTTTACGAGATCATAGGACTTCCGATCAAGGTCAAAACCAAGTCGGGCTATCAGTTAGCATTGCCCGGCGACAGTATTGATCTCGCCTACCCTAACATTAATTCAAGACGAGGACGTGTAGGTCACGATGTAGCACACACGCTGACAACAAGCTGTAATCAGGGATATTACGCTATGTGTATCGATATGAATCCCGAACCGAAAGTTACAGAGCTTGCGAGGTGCATAACGTCAAGGCAGGACAGCGGTATAGGTCACCATAAAGGAGAAAAGTCGGGGGTGATCGTGATTAGCGATCCGATTGCGGTGCTTACTCCCGAAAAGGAGAAAGTTCGTCAGCAAGGGCGAAGATTTAAACTTCCAAACGAGCCGATGTTTACGATAACTGTCACCGATAAACACGGGGTGATCTACTGCGGATATATCCGCAGGCTCATGCCTTTGGAATGCTGGCGTTTGCAGGGGTTTACAGACGAGCAGTTCAACAAGGTGGCGGCAACGGGAATGTCAGACGCACAGCTTTACAAGCAGGCAGGAAATGCCGTGACTACGAATGTTATCGAGGCTCTTGCAAGGTTTATTTTAGAAATTGACAAGGAGAATGCAAATGAATAATATGATAAAGATATTTGAAAGTAAAGAATTTGGAAAAGTGAGAACTGTGGTACGAAACGGAGAAACTTGGTGGATATTAAAAGATATCTGCCGAGTGCTTGAAATGAAAGCAAACAGTGCCGGAGAGGTCGTCAAAAGACTTGATAAAGATGAGTACGATTCAATCGGACTCACCGATTCGCTCGGAAGAAAACAGAAAGCATATGTCGTAAGCGAATCAGGTTTGTATTCAATTCTTGTAAGGTCTGATAAACCTAAAGCAAAGCCTTTTCGTAAATGGATCACGACCGAAGTACTCCCAACTATCCGTCGCACAGGCGGTTACGTCGGCAACGAAGAAATGTTCATAGAAAACTATCTCCCGTTCCTTGACGAACCGTATCAGAATCTTTTCCGCTTGCAGATGATGGCGATAAATCAGCTGAACGAGCGTATCCGCCACGATCAGCCGCTGGTGGAGTTTGCGAATCAGGTGTCAAACACCAATAATCTTATCGACATGAACGTTATGGCAAAGCTTGCAAGAGCCGAAAATATCCCTGTCGGCAGGAACAAGCTTTACGGCTGGCTGAAAAGAAAGGGAGTTCTTATGGCGAATAATCTCCCCTATCAGACTTTTATCGATCGCGGATATTTTTCCGTAAAGGAGTCGGTGTTTGAAACTGCGACTATGACCAAGACCTATCAGCAGACGTTTGTGACAGGAAAAGGGCAAAGATTTGTGATCACTCTGCTGAGAAAATATTATGGGAAGGAGGTTTTGCAATAATGGAGATAATAAGTGTTTCTTTACACGATCTGAGAAAAATGAATGACAGCGATGGGCTTGTTTTACAAGGCTGCGGCGGCGACCTTAAAGAATGGGTTGACGGTATAAACGATATGCTGACGGAAAGCGGAATATTGCAGAACGAAAGTTGATTTGAAAAAGCATATACTTTTAAAAATGAAAATCTTACCTGTCTGCTGTTTCCGTTTGATGACGTTCAGCTTGATATCGGTAAGCTTGCAATGTGGAGATTGCAGACTCACGAGCTGTTCGGCGGTACATGGCTTTCCGATTATGTTCCGAACAGACTTGGCGGTTTTGTTCTGTGTGAGGAAGAATGTGACGAAAGCGAAGAAATGGGAATGGAGATGATGTAATGGCGTATTTATTCATAGGAATGATAATCGGAGGGATTATCGGACTGACGGTCGGCAGCCTAGCAGTGGCTTTCAGATTGGCAGAAAAAGAAATCACAAGACTTAAAAGGGAGATAAATTCAAATGAGAAAAGCTAAAGCAAAAGCAGATTTTAAGTTTGCAATGGGCAGTATTCCTGCAATGCTCAGGGTGACAAAGCCCGTGCTTTCGGAAATGCAGTACAAGGAACTGTGCAACGAGGTCAATAAAGCCAACGGATATCTTGAACAGAAACGCATCATATTCAGCTATGTCGATCCAATAATCAAGGGCTGAAGTAACCACAATTAAATAACCACTAAGGTCGTTTTGCCAATGACAGAAAACTTCTGTTTTTAGCAAAGCGACTTTTTTTCTGTCATTGGCTTTAAACGGCAGAAAGGAGTTTCATGAACAGTTTTATGTCATGGGTAGGCGGTAAAAAGGCATTGCGTGACGCAGTACTTGCAAGGTTTCCGCCCTACTATGAACGGTATATCGAGGTTTTCGGGGGCGCAGGCTGGGTGCTTTTTCGCAAACCGCCCGGTATGGATTTTGAGGTGTACAACGATTTTAACGGAAACCTTGCAAACCTGTACCGCTGTGTAAGAGATAAACCGAATAAGCTGAAATACAAGCTTCGTTATGTCCTCGATTCTCGTGAAGATTTCGACTGGATTGCTAGTCTTCACAAGCGAGGTCTGTTCAGCAGATTTCGTGATGTTGACAGGGCGGCGAAGTTTTATCAGCTTATTAGATACAGCTACGCAAGTGGACTTGACAGCTTTGCAAGTCAGCCGCATTCTATTTGGTCGGATTTCCCGATGATAGACTTGGCGGCAAGAAGATTGCAGAAGGTAGTAGTTGAAAACAAGGATTTTGAAAAGCTGATAAGGCAGTACGATCGCCCCGTCAGCTTTTTTTACTGCGATCCGCCGTATTTTGCAACCGAAAACTACTACAAGGACGTGGGTTTTAAAACCAAGGATCATATTAGGCTCAGAGATTCGCTAATGGATATCAAGGGTAAATTCCTTGTTTCCTACAATGACTGTCCCGAAATCCGTGAGCTGTGGGACAAACCGAATATTCACATCGAGGAAATTTCAAGGATAAATAATTTGGCGCAGAGATACGACGGCGGCTGTCAGTATGCAGAACTGCTCATATCCAATTACGATACAAGCGAGAGATTACAGGCGGTACGCCAGCTTTCGCTGTTTGACGATGAAACAGACAATTTTGGAGGTATAATTTTATGAAAAAGATAATTTTTGCACAGGTACTCACGACCAACGGAACTACCGTATTTTCGGGGCTTTTTGATGAAAACGGCGATCCCGTAAGCATAGAAACGGAGTGTGACGATAGCGGAGTGACGCTTACGATATGGCGCAATGCTCCCGAAAGAGAACGTCCCGACTGCGGAATCTCGGAGGAAGAAATAGAGAGGACTTGCGCTATGTACGATGATTGTGGAGATTGTCCGCTGTGGGATTATTGCAATGAAGATGAGGAGGTTGTATCATGAGTTATCTTTATAGACATTCTTTTGAAAACGCTGAACAAAGCGGAGAGATCGAGGCATACCGTGAAAGTCAGAAAGAAAATATCCGATGTAAAAATGCGATAGAAAAAGCTATTGCGGATAATTTTGACGGCTATTATTTAAGCGATACAGCGGTCAGGACAGCGCTTGCCGATTTCGGTTATGACCGCACAATGTGGGTGCTGGCGGTAAGTATTCTGAATAAGAATGATGACGGACGTTTCTCACATGAAAATAAGGAGTGGGCAAGGTCTGTTATCCCCCCATATATTTCCCAAAAAGAAATGCGGGAATATTGCGTTGATTCTCATCCTGCCGTGCTTAACGGCTTTATCGATGAGGTCAGAAAGGAATATAGCAAGCTCGGACTTGTGGGAGAAAAGCAGTGCGTTCACTCCGATAAGCCGCAGGACTACGAAAGAAAGCTGTTGATCCTTAAGCCGGAAATTCTTAATGAGCAGTTCAAGAGCCCCATAAATCAGTATTTCTACGCAACGGGAGGTTTTGGCTGCGATCCCGAAAAATCGGGCAGAAAGGTGTTCGGGCAGTTTCTTGCGGACGGCGAGAAGGCGCATTTTTACCGTGAGGATTTCTGCGGAGTTGCGGACTATGATCAGATTCCAAAATGGGCAGTTGAACGGCTTGCGCAGATAGAAGCTCCGCAGATGAAAATACGCATATTTCAGATCGATCACGACAAGGACAGTAACAAGCTTGCTTTTATGAATTATGATTACGCACAGGCACACGGCGGCGTGGATTCGTCCATATACCGTCAGATCTACGACGGTACGGTAAACTGCAAAAGCCTTGAAAGCGTTTTTGCCCTCTGCAATTCGGACAAAACACCTCCCGGATATTACGGCGAGTCGATGTCCGTTTCTAATGTTATAGAGGTCTGTGAGGGCAAAAATAAAGGTCTTTACTTCTGCGACAGCGTTGGATTTAAGCCTATTGACTTTGATATTACTCGGACAGACCATAATGATATGATGAAAATTCTTGTAGTGGAGAACGGCAAAACACCGTATAAAGCGGAAATTCGGCACGATATCCATGCTATGCAGTCTGTGGTCGGAGGGTGTATCGAGCCCATATATTTTGAGCCGAAGCAGGACGCTTTAGTTTGGTGCAACGATGAATTTCTGCTTAACGGTTCACAGCCTAATCGCATGGTGGGAAATGTTCTTGTACATGGAACTTTCTTTGTTTCAGGAAATTATATGAACGAATACGGCGAATGGGACAGCTGTTCGCTTACCGATGAGCAGATCAAGAAATATTCCGCAATGTTTGAAACTCCCGTTATCGTATTGGAGCAAGCGGAGAAATTGACCGAGGACTTTGAGGAATCGGAAGAACCCGAAATTACGATGTCATAAACGAAAGGAGCAGGTGATGCAAATGAAAATTTCAGCGACAATCAACAGACTGGTGGACAAACCCGGCAGCAATATCAAGGCGTATGCCAGCGTTACAATGGACGGAATGTTTGCCGTTCACGGACTGAAAGTAATGGAAACCGAGAAAGGCAGATTTGTAAATATGCCGTCAACTTCATATACCGACCGTGACAGCAACAAGCAGTATTCGGACATTTTTCACGCTATAACAAAAGCAGCGAGAAATGCACTTAATCAGGCTGTTCTGAATACTTACGATGTCAAACTTCAGCAGATACAGGCAACAGAGATTGAGGTTGAAAATACTCCCGACGAGGAAATGTCCGACGAGCCTGCGGACGAACCTGAACCTGAGATAGCAATGTGAAATATCTCACAAAAGAATACTGTATACTTTGTTGCTTTGGTAGAATTTCTTTGAAAAGACTGGATTATGATGTATCTCTGTGATATAGTGAAAGAAACAAATTTATCGGGGTGATACTATGAAAAAAGCGATAACGATCTTAGCTATATGCAGTCTTCTGCTCACGGCTTGCGGACAGATAGACGATACAGAATCCAAATCGGAAACTACTACTGCAATTGCTTCCGAAAGCACGGCTGGCGAAGATACTGCGGAAACTTCATCGGCAAAAGAAGAAAAGGATACAAGCGAAGCCACAACTACTACGAAAAAGAGTTCGCAGACGGTATCCTCATCTTCAAAGCCGACGGGTATTACTGTAACTACTACAAAGAAATCAGGTTCGTCAGGTGCTTCGGGAAACTCAATTCAGGGACAAAACAATTCCGTGCAGAATAATAACGGTCAGGAAAATAACGTACAGCCTGCGCAGAATAGTCAGCAGACCTATAATTCGCCGTCCGATAACAATCAGAGCAATAACGGTGCGCAGCAGAATAACCAATCGTCTGACAATAAGCCTCAGAATAACAACCCTTCTCCTCCCGTTACAACGGCAAAGCCTGCGGTGACAAATCCGCCGACTACGACTACACCAAAGCCGCAGACTGAACCTCCGGAAGATATAATTGAAGATACAACAAGCCTGCAAAGTGTTTTAAATTATGTAAATTCGCTTGGAAGAACAACCGATGAATATTACAATATAGGTGCAGGCTTGGGGCACGACGGTTCTGATTATGGAAAAGCCGAAGCTGTTTACAATTGGATCAGAGGGAACGTCAGCGGAAATTGTCAAGTATTCTCAGCAGCAACAATGTACGCTTGTAAAGGCGTGGGACTTGAATGTCGGTATGCGTTTTTCTCACCGGATGCCTGGTACGGTCATATGGCAAACTTGGTATGTGTGGAGGGAACATGGTATGTGTTCGATACACAGGGCGGCAGATTTTTAAAATCAGATAAATACGGTGAAATAACCCGAATATTTGATGAAAATGATAATACAATTGAAATTTCGATAAGCGAATCGGCTTATTGATAATATGTAACAAATATGCAAGTGAGAGAGCCGAAGAAATTTCGGCTCTTTTTCTTTGCGTGAAATCAAAGGAGAAATGTACTTTATGTTTAAAATTAAATCAAAGATTTTAAAGAAACTTAGCGCAGGGTTCATGGCAGGACTCTGCGCTTTTTCAATGCTCGGCTCTACAATGAGCGGAGTAATTACTGCAAATGCCGCAAGTACTTCGACCGAAAACTCTGCGTTTCCATCGGCAGATACGGTGATCGCAAAGGCGGCAACGCTTCTCGGTTCTCCGTATACTTTCGGAAATAAGGGATATTGGTACGCATACAATCAGGGTCAGTATACTCCGCTGTCGGTACAGACGATAAACAATCTCGGTATCGACTGTTCGGGACTTGTGTACTATACGCTGACGCAGCTTGGATACAAGACTTCGGGATTTTCTTGGAACAACCCCGTTCCTGTGGATACCGATCACTGGCTGACGGTCAACGACAACTGCACTATCAGCTACGGCGGTAAAACTTCCAAGGTCGATGTTGAAAAGAAAAACATCAAGACCACAGACCGTCCATACTGGGAGTGTTCCAACGGTTCGACTATTACGCCCGGTTCTGTAGTGGTGGCTCAGAATCCATATGGCGAAGATCATGCGTGGATTTACATGGGCGAATTTAACAGCCGTTCAGATGTAGTGTCTTACCTGAAATCTATCGGCGTTTCAGAAAGTCTTATCAATTCCAAAACAGTAGGTGACGGAAAAGGCGACGGCGGCAAGCATTGGAGAATCGAGGCTAACGGCTCTGAGGGTGTTGTAATTAATAACAAGACCGACGGTAAAACAGCAACTGCTATGAATATGTCGGCTTTTAGGATCACAAAGACCGACGTGACTTTTGAGATAGATAAGTATAATACAAATGGTGATCTTGTGGGAAAATCAAGCGTTGATAATTCTACAGCGGTATATGGAATCTATCATGATAAGTCCTGCAAAAACAAGGTTGCCGAAATCAAAATAGGAAGCAATGGAAAAGGCTCTGTAAAGCTGCCAAGCAAGACTTATTACGCAAAAGAATTGAAGGCTCCAACAGGTTATTCAGTTGATCCGACCGTATATACAATCAAAGCAGGAAAAAACAAGGTGAAAGAGGACTATGAAACAGGAACAATCAAAATTAACAAAACTGCCGAGGATGGCATAATCAGCGGCAGGGAGTTCAATATATCCTATACCTATAACGGAAAATCCCTTACCGAAACTGCTAAAACCAATGCAAAAGGCATTGCGGTATTTGATGATCTGAGGGTAGGGTAACGACAGTGCGAGATGGCTCTGCGAAAAAATCTCTGTAAATTAATCAACTGTGATAAAAACGTTAGTTGGGAATGGCATAAAATTTGCCACTCTAATTTTTTTACAGTACACAATGCACTCTATAGACTAACTTAGATTTTCTCATACGCTCTATAGAGTTGCTTGGACTTTATTATACACCAAAGTTCAATTGTTTGGAAGTCGTGGATTTATTTTACGCTTACATAAAATCAACACATAATGTCCCAAAAATACAAATAATTTGTTTGCTTATTTGTAAAAAACACCATTGACAATTGCCGACTTTTGGAATATACTTAATGAATTAGACAATATAGTGTCTCATTTAATGCTTATTCTGTTTTAAAGGTGATAAAATGATAAAATGTGAATTAATGCGAATTTTCAAAAGTACAAAGGGCAGATTAATTATTTTATTGATGTTTTTGCTGCCATTAATAGATTTTATTCAACATATTTATAATGACATTATTTTATTTGGTTCTTTTGACCCTGAAAATCACCCTGCTTTTACAAGCTTTTTGTCAGGTTCAACAATGGGGCATTTTACACAAATACTGCTTTCTTTTATATTGCCATTATATTTCTTGCTTTTATATGCGGATAGTTATACAACCGATAGAAACAGTGGCTATTTAAAATGTCTGATAATGAGAGTAGGAAAAAAAGAGTATTACAAAACAAAATTTAAAATTGCAGCAATTGTTCCGTCTGTAATAATGTTTTTCTCTCTGCTTTTGAATTTCTTATTGTGCATAATTTTTTTTCATAGCGGAAGTTCGTTCGGAGGCATGGAGGAATACTATCATGATATGAATAAATGGTTTATATTTGGCTATAACCACCCATATATTTACTATTTTATTTATATAATAACCTACTGCTTCGTCTGTGGTCTTTGTAGTGTTTTAGGATTATGCTTTTCAATTATTTTCAGAAATCATTATATAGCTTACCCTGTTTCATTTTTTGTTTGGATAATTCAGGCAATTTTTCCCTACGGTGTCGGAAATTCCATACAACCTTTTACTGAGTACGGATTTAATCATTATCTTTCAGGCTTAATTATATTTTCAGCTACTGTATTGATGGTTTTTATAGTTACTTATTTTATGGGGTTAAGAAACAAAGATGAAATATAAGAAAAAACATTACATATATTTTTTACTGACATTTATTTTCTTTTTGTTCTATCACTTTACTGTTGAAAGGAAAAACAAATATATATCCATGGCAAATGGAGATAATTTAATTAAAGATGCAATTGATAATACAGTGAACACTGCCGGATATTTGTGGTATAACAACACAGCAACAATTTATACATTATTGTTTGCATTTCTGTTTGGTAGTACTCTCTTGAAGCTTAATTGTCAGAATGTTATTCGAATTTCAAGAGAAAAGATTGGAAATAAAAATCTGATAAATTCAATTTTTTGCTCTGTTATGTTTTCAGTTGCCTTTTGCCTGCCACATTTGATTTTTATGTGTGTGAATTTTAGTAAAAATATACTATTTCAAATAAACTTTTTTGATATTTTTGCTCTGCAATTTTCAGCATATGTTCTTTATTATCTGTTGACAAGTCAAATTATGATATTTCTGTACTACATTACATTAAATTCTATTTTAAGCGGTATTCTTGTATTTATAGTTAATTCTGTTATGATGTTTATTTATAAACTACTGCATCTTAATACACCTATATTTTTTACACTTGTCTGCACCAAATATTATAATACAGATATGAAAAATTTGAATATAGTTTCAGATGTTCTGATGTTTGTTCCAATAATAATTGTGTTTGTAATTCTGAATAAAATCAAAATAAAGAATAGAGATGTTTTGTAATTATTTAAATAAGAACAGAAGTATCTGATCTAATGATAAGTAAATCTCATCACTATTTGAAATTTCAATACTTATGGATTGCTTCTTGTCAGTGAGAGATATATGCCCACTTCTGACGTTTCAATGAAGCAGGGGACTCACACTATGTTAAAAAAAATGTTATTATATATTCCGATAATTTTTCTTTCGGCACTTTTTATGCAAAACTCTCTTCCCAGCAGAGGTCTTTTAGGTTTAATTGAAGGGGTAAATATCAGAAACAGCAATATGCTTGTTGCATCGGATTTTCTGTTTATTTCACTGGTTGTTTTCAATTTATTTGGCAATTGTGAAAAATACCTTTATGGTTATGGAAAGTATGAGCTTTTGCGATATAAAAAAAGAACTTTAATCCTTGGGAAAATAATTCTGAAATCATTCTTGTCAGTATGTGTATTTTGCCTGACCCGGATAATTATCTATGCTTTTTTATTATTTATCCGCAACGAAAAAATTATTGATTTTACAGTTGCAGATATTTCAAATTATATTTTCACAAGCATTTTATCATTGTTCTTTATCAGTATACTTGATGTTTGACAAGCAAAATCCAAAAAACTGACAAGCAAAACGCAAAAAAGTGATGAAATGTTTCAACAAAACGAAACACTCATCACTTTTTTTGCATTATCGGGAATTTTTGAAACGTATTTTTTACAGCTCTAAAATGTCATTTAAATCGCATTTTAAAAATCTGCAAATCAGCTCAAGATGTGAAAATTTGAAACCGACAGCGATGTTATTGCAAAGCTGTGAGATCGTGGACGGTCTGATGCCTGTCGCCTGCGCAAGTTCAGCCTGAGTAATGCCCCTGGAATTAAGCAAAGCCCTTAATTTTACTCTCATGATTACCTCCGGTATGTTTTTTACAACATAAATAACGAAATCCGTTATTTATTCTCTAAAAAAAATACTAGAAATTTGTGATTATTACCTCTTTGAAATCACCTGATGAAAGACTGTTATTGCGGGTGACCGCCTGAATATTGTAGTCTTTATACAGGTCTCTCACATACTTGTCATCGTTGTACGACAGTACAAATCTGCCCTTGATCTGGTGAAGAACCCTGCAGAGCCGCTCATGGTCATCCTCGGTAAATTTAACAGTGTAATGCCGCTCTGTCTTGTGGTATGGAGGGTCGCAGTAGAATAAAGCTTTCTCACGGTCGTATACCTTGATAAGATCCTCAAAATCTTTGTTTTCGATCACTACTCCATCCAGTCTTGCCTCGATATCTGCGAAATTATCTGTGTTAAGCCGCTTTTTGTTGCAGCCGAACGTTCTCAGACTTGCTCCGAAGCCTGTCTTGACAAGCACATAGAACATAGCAGCCCGCTGAATGTCTGTAAATCCGGTTACAGATATGCGCTCACGGCAGTCAAGGAACATTTCCCGGCTGTTTAAATAGTATTTTATCTCCTTTTTAAGCTCATCAGAATGATATTTTAAGCATCTGAAAAAGTTGACCAAATCACTGTTGGCGTCATTATAGATCTCTAGATCAGCGTGTTTGCCTTTTGCAAAAAGTATAGACCCGCCTCCGCCGAATACATCGATAAATCTGTTGTAGCTTTCTGTAGGCGGGAAAGACTTGATGATCTTACTTTTAAGCTGGCTCTTTCCACCAATCCATGGTATTGGACTTTTCATAAATATGACCTCCTTTTAATATAGTATACAGCTCCGAGCGGATTGCCCGGAGCTGTTACTTTTAAATCTTTTTAAGCCAATCAGCAACAACATAATAATGCTTGCGACCAAGCTTGATTTTTCTCCAGTAGTGACCGTGATGCAATTCATAAAAATCATCAGCGACTTTTACCGGAGTATTATCTTCGAGAATGCCAACGATCGTTCCGGCGGTGAAGTTGCAATCGCTCCTGTAATTAAGCCTAGTGACTGTCACCATTTGGCTGTATGATGTTTCTTTTGTATCCATAAGCTACTCCTTTACTTTATCGTTACAGACAGCTTTTTAATAAATTTAGTCCCCGCAATACCGTTCTGAGTATAGCCCCACTTTTTCAACAGAGCATTGACCGCCTTTAGGGTACCGTCTCCGAACGTGCCGTTGTTGTCAAGTTTGTACCCTGCCAGCATAAGGAGCTGTTTCAGTGCAAGAACTCCATCGGATTTATCACCTTTCTTAAAGCCCGAACTGTCAAGTACCTTAGACGTGCTTGTGTTAGTAGCCTTAAAGCCGTTAAGCCCCTTAGCCTTTATCACAGACGGGTAATCCACATAGCAGTAATCCATGTCTACCGGCACGGAAACACCGCTGACCTTGCCCTTTGAGCTGTACTGCCACATACCGTATGTGCCGCCGTAGTTGCACTTGCTGTTGTATTCTGCAATCCACAGTGCATAGCGTCTTGCGACATCATTTGTTATGTAAGTCTGGAGCGGACTTCGGCTGATATACAGACCTGCGAAGTAGCCGGCTTCCTCCAGCGTAGTGCAAAAAGTTTTTACCATGTCGGAGCATACCGTTTTACCGCGTGCAAAAGCTTTCTGCCACTCCAGATCAAAGTAAATCGGGTATTCAAAAGTTTTGCCCTTGATGTAATCGAGACAAAGAACTGCGTCCTGTTTCGCACCGGATACTGTTGTCTGCCATGTATAGTAATATGCGCCGACGTCAAGCCCAGCTGCCTTTGCATTTTTGTAATGCGTTTCAAAAAGCGGATCTTTTACTACACAGTTCTTCGTGTTATCCCAGTTATTGCATCTGATAATAACAAAACTGTAGCCCGCCGCTTTGACCTTTGCGAAATCTACGTTTGTCTGATACATAGAAACATCAATGCCTTTAATTGTCGCTGCCATGATAATTATCCTCCTTGTTATTTTTATAGTTTTTCTGATACTGCGTGCCGAAATAGAACGATATCACCACAGTAAACACCGTGATGAACTGTTCTGCAGTTATCGTGCGGCGAAGTGCCAACACGCAGAACACTGCCGTCAGCAGTATCGTCACGATAGACTTGACGTCTATAAGCTTTGCAAATTTCTGTTTCATATCTTGCTTACTCCTAATCCTCTATGCAAATGTTCTTTCCGCAAAGATATTTCTTGTCAGTGTCAGGAATGAACATCTTGTTGTATTGTATCGGTGAATATCTCATTGCATAAATGTCCTTGAAAACGTCGCCCGTTGTTGAATTGACTATTGGCACAAGAACTGCCATACGATCACTTGCAATCGCAGAACTGTAAGCATTTTCGACTGATATGCCGCTGTCCGTTGCAATGGTCAATGTGCCGCCATCTGCGGTGTAAACGCAGCCTTGTGCTGTTGAGCCGTCAAGCTTTGTAACTTCTCCTACATAGAGATTATAACGTTTATAATCGACATATTCACTTGTCGAAGCTGATAACTGGCAAGCAAATCCTTTTGCTGTTTTAGTGAATGCCCATGTTATATATGTGTTATTTACGCTCACGCTAAACAACGATTTCTCACCAAACGTGCCACATACACTTATTTTAAAAATTGCATTAGTTCTTCCGATATTTTCCCCTTTTAGTTGCAAATAAAGCGTATCTGTAATATAACAATTGTGAATATATGTGTCCTCAGATTTTACGACTTTTACCCAGTCATATGAATTGTCAAAATCCGTAAATATTTGAGAATAAACACGATACCCGCCAGAGTTTTCATCTTTTACTTTGCCACATTTTTCAACGATCGCCATTATTCTGTCACCTCCGTATATTCGCTAGCTACCCCCACAACCGCCGTCACCGCTGCGCCCTCTGTCCAGCCGTATGCCGTGCCGACAGGGACGCTTGCACCGCTCGCCATATCGGGTATAGTGTCGATAATATCCATATTGCCGTTGAAGTCCTCGATGCTGAACCTGTCCGACCTGTCGGGCTTTTTAAGTCCGAGATTTTCCGTGAAACTAGCCAACTATACTTCCCCCTTCCGCATTTTTGCCGACTATGAGATAGTACACCTTGAAAGCGTATGTGCCGCCCTGGTCTGAGGTGTGCTCAAGGTATGCCTCCCAGTCGATGTCCCTGCCGTTGCTTGCGACTTTGTATTGAAAACTCTGCGACTTGAAGTGCTTTTTGCCCCAGTCACACACCATAAACACCGCAGGGTTAGTGACCCCCGAGGGTATCATTCCTGTGCGTGTATTATATGACCACTGGGAACCGTTGTCAGCGTTGACCTTCATATTCACCGTGAAAGACCCCCACCGCATATACAGTGGGTAGAGCCTGTTCACAAGGCTTACTATCTGTGCCGCTGTCTTTGCTCGAAACACCGCTGTACCGCCGTCTAAAAGCTCGTCCGTCTGTTCGCCCGAGTACCGCAGCTCATACTCCTCCTCGCCGACTATTTCTTCAAGTGCCGCCACTCTCGTCGTGAGCTGCTGGATAAGCTCCTCGATGGTGGGCGTTGTCTGACCTGTGTCTGCTGTATCGGCAGTATTCTCCGCCTGCGTATCAGCCACAGTTGTTATCTCATTTTCGTCCATTATCTCGCCTCCTAAAGCTGTTCTTCCACAGACAGACCCACCGCAGAAATATCGGCTGAAAGTCCGCCGTCAAAATTGAATCCTATGTTAGTTATTGGTATATCATAGCTTTCGCCGCTGTCGCTGACGTATGTCACAACGTCCCCGACGTCAAATCGTGGGTCGCCAAGGCAGTGAAAAAGCTCCGTTGTATACCACGAAAAGCCGCCTATCCTATGCCACAATGACCGCAGCAGCGACATTGTCATATATGGATTTTCAAACTCCAACACACGCCCTGCCGAGCCTGTGGTGTTGCCCAGCCGCAGAGTTTCGCTGTCGCTGACCTTGCAGACAATGCCTGCAAGGATATTCGGACGTTCTCCCAGTGTTGGCAGGTCGATAGTGTTGTTGTCCAGTATCTTCACGCTCGAGCCGTACCATTTGCGGACGTACCGCCCGAAGCGGTCAACGTACCCGAACTCACCCTGTGCCGAAGCTATGTAGCTGAGCATCTGCCGCATTGTGGTGTCTTTGGGTATAGAGCTTATTTTGAAGTCGAAGTTTGCGGTCTTTAAGCGTATATGCCCCTTGCCGTAGAGCCTTGCTCCGCCCTTTACACGGAGTTTTGCAGGGATGGTATAGTCGTTGCCGTTTTGCAGTCCAAGCTGCTTGCATATGTCATCCTCAACAGCTTTGCTCCATGCAGGCAGGGTGACAGTGGGTTTGTAGACCTTGTCGGAAAAATACAACCTATCCGCAAAAGTGACCTCAGTATTTCCACCCGACTTTTTCGATTTGACACAAGTAAAACGTCCAAGTGGTATTCTCTCTCCGTCAAGCACCTCTCCAAGCTTGCTTATCTGCTCCACTGTCAGCTTTGAAAGTTCAGCGTAGGTGTAGGCTTCCAGGGTGGAGTAGGTGGTCACGCCTGTGAGGTCTGCAAGGTACAAGGACAGGTCATACTCGCTGCCGAGGAAACGTGTTTCAGCATCGTTTATCTGTAATGCCCACGACTGCGAGCACACTGCACCAAGCTCTATGTCGTCACTGAGGCTCGTTGACTGCACGTCACTGGTAGCGGACATTATGTTGTCCCCCATTATTACGCTCTCGTCGTTTTCAAGCCACATACGCCATGTGCGGCAGTAGCTTTCGATGCGTGAGGAGACGGTTGTACTTGTTGTATACATATATCCGCCTCCTACTGCATGATAAGGTCAACAGCAACGCCTTTGCAAAACTGCCGCTTTTCGTCCCAGCCGAATATTTCATAGCTTGGATCTCCTGCATAGACCCTTATTTTGATTTCATTAAAAGTCTCGTCCAAAAGTGTGGCGTTAAAAAATGGGCTATCAACATTTGAGATATACTTATTTATCTGTGCAGTCTGCTCGCCTGTGAGATGATACCATTTAATAGTGACCGTTTTCTTTATAGCCCTGATGTCTCCGACCATAAGACAATTAGCGGTGCGCCCTGCATTGCCCGACCAGATTTTATTGTTACAAAAAGTAATTTCAGCAGGAGTGGCTACCGTTTCTTCTTCAAATTTCAATCCATTTGATTTCATAGTATCCCTCCTATACTTTTATCGGCGATTTGCCGTTGCGCTTGATAAAATCATTTATATCGTCAATAACGATCTGTGACAGCACTCTGCCCTTTACTTCGATCGGTATCGTTACGCTTATTTTCTGATTGCCTACAGCTCCGCCGTAAACAGCAAGCGCCTCAAACAAAGCCTGCTTGATCGTATCCAGCGGAGCTTCGATGTTTGTGCCGCGTTTCTGGTCGCCGAGAACCGCAAGAAACTCGGAGTTCGGCGGAATTACCGCGCCGGTGGCGAGCATTGGAATCTGAGGAACTGGTATAGGGTCATAGTCCCAAAACTCATCAAATGGTGTAAAGCCTGCTATTTCAATATCACGAATATCATTAAGTATGCCATTAAGAAAATCCAGTGGAGTAGAAATAACTTTATTTATTCCGCCAATTATGCCGTTTACAACCGTTGTGAATACTCCTGTTATACCCTCTTTGATACCGTCAAAAATTTTGCCACCAGTCGAAAATACGTCCTTAACTGCTTGCCAAGCCTTTGAAAATATATCTTTAAACCAATCAGCTACCTTAATAAACGGTGATTTTATTGCAGTCCACAAATCCCTGAAAAATTGTGCTGTAGCCGAAAACGCCGATTTTATATTTGTCCACGCAGTTGTAAATATATCTCCAAACCAACTTCCTACTGCAGAAAAAATGTCTTTGATTCCTGTCCACAGATTTGAGAACCAACCTATAACGGCATTCCAGACAGACAAAATACCGTCCCAAGCTGCTTGGAAAATTCCCGTAAACCATTCTGCCACGACGGCAAATACATCTTTTATGCCTTGCCATATTCCGGCGAAAAAGTCTTTAATTGATGTCCAGACCTCTGTTACCCAGTCTACAAATTGCTGTATGGTCATTTTAAAGCTGTCCCACAAATCAATAAAAAACTGTTTTACTGTTTCCCAATTTTTGTACAGCAGTACGCCGATAGCGATAAGCGCACCGATTCCTAGACATACAAGTGTGATTGGACTCGTCAAAAAATTAATTGCTACACCAAGTGCAGTAATTAACGGTGTCAATACACTTGTTCCTGCCGCCAATGCGGCAAATGCACTTACTACGCCTTGAATTATTCCGGATATTGCAAATGCCGATCCCAAAGTCCCAACTACAACAGCAAAATTTTCGACAGCAGTCTGATGATTCTTTATCCAGTCACTAACCCCATTTAAGGCTGATGTAATACCTTTCAACGCGCCTACTATAATACCTCCGGTCCATGTTGCAATAGGCTTCAAAAATTTATCCCACAGCCATTTACCCATAGGTTTTAACGCTGAAATTGCTGAATCAAGAACTTTTATAGCTGCCGCCAGCAAATTAAGAAATGTTGGTATCAAAGTACTTATAGTCCATGATGCCATAGGGAGCAAAATATTATCCCAGAACCATTCGATACCGTCAAATATGTCGGCAGTTAAAGGCTTTAATGCGGATGTTACATTTTCAAATGATGTAATGAGCGGTGAGAAGTCAATGTTCTGCGCCCATTCAACAGTGTCTGCCGTTATGTTTTCAATTGTGTCGAGTATATCATTAAAAATATCAAGAATGTCCTGAATAATTTTTGTACCACTGCTATCAGACCAAGCGGAGGAAAAATTGCGTGACACATATCCGATTGTATTATTAATGTTTGTCCATATACCGAGTAAATGTTCAGAAACTTGTTCGCCCGTTCCGTTACTCCAAACATCGGTGAATGATCCGCCTATGCTTTTGATAACACTCCATACACCCTCGAAAGCAAATCTCATACTATCTGTTACCTTGACTCCATTTTTATCCCAAGCTTGTTTAAATGGCGTAAAAATAGTATTAAAAGATGATTTTACCCAATAAAAAAAATCTTTAAGCTTTTTATCGGCATCAGATGTATCAACATCTACAGTAGTGGAGATCGTATTGCCGCTTAGAGTACCGACCACTGGCGATGCATTTGTATCAGATGAGGAACTGTTGTCCGCCAGCTTATTTATCTGATCAAAGCTTGCAAGTGCATTTTCTTGAGCCTCGACAGTAGCTTCAGCCGATGTTGCCATATCGGAATAATTTTCCGCCGCCTGCGAAGAACTTTCAGCAACTCCATCTGTTGTATTCATCAGTTTAATTCCAAACACCTCAGAAAGTGCTTTAACTGCTGAATTAGCAACAGCTGTCAAACTTTGCAATTCCGCTGTTATGTTTTTTACAACTGTTACAGCACCAGAAAGAACAGGCTGTCCTATTACAGCAAGCAACTGTTTCCAAGACTCTTTCAGATTACCGATGACATTTTCCCAGCCGTCTGCTTCTCGCGCGGCTTGTCCTTCCGCTCCAGAAAGAGCATTTGCATCCTTGACCATTTGCAATAGTGTAAGTTGCTTCTGAGCTTCGGATAATTCCATAAATGATTTTCCATAGAGTTTATTAGCCGCTGTGTTTCGCGTAGTTTCTGTACAACTCAAACCCAAAGCAGCATCGTTTTCAAAGTTGCCTTTCAAGAACGATTTTAGGCTTTCTGCAGTATCTTCAAGGCTTCGATCGTAATATGCCGCACTGTCTGCTGTTACCTGCAACGCTTCTTCCATCATTTTTAGAGCACTAACTGAATCCATACCCGTAGTTTTAGCAAAAGCATAAATAGATGTGCCTACATTTTGAAGTCTTGTCTGAAGAATGCTACTGTTATCAGCAACACTTTTCATAGCATTATCTGCAGCAGATTTTAAAGTTCCAAAAGTCTGTTGCATTTGAGAATTTGCAGCATTTATATCTGCAGCAGCTTCAAGTGCTTCTTTTCCGCTGAACACAGTACCAAGTGCTGCACCCATTTTTAAAACTATATTTCGGAGATTATTAAGCTGGTTACCTAAACTGTTTATACCTTTGGAAAATCCTTTTGTATCTATTTTTGTATCGAAATTAAGTCTGCCGTCAATTGCCAATTATATCAGCCTCCTTTCTTGACAAAATCCTCCATACGCTGTATAATGAAAAAAATACATAATGGGAGGAAATGTTATGTTTTGCTTTAAATGCGGCGCAGAAATATCCGATGAATCAGATTTCTGCATGATATGTGGAACTGAAATTCTGCATCACAATAAAACCGAAATTGAAGAAGTCAACTCGATTTCAACTATACCTATGAATGCCACAATAAAATCGGCTTTTGTGTCAACTATAATAGTTTCGGAAACGGAGATCTCATACAAAAGTGGGCTCAAAAGCGAAACTATAAAAGTATCCGACATATCAGATATTAGATATACAGCCGGAACTCCTTCCGAGAACGGTCGCTTGTTTATAACAGCAAACGGAAAATCATATAACGTAATGTTTTTCTTTAACAATAATAAAAAAATTGCTGAGTTATGTGGTTACTTCTCCGCACTTAGCAATAATACTTTTATACCGATGGAAGTAACCACATCAACTTCATCACAAACAGGCGAAACACAACATGAAGAAAAAACGTTATCAAAACGTCAGCGTATAAAGGAAAACAAGAAAAACGGTATTGCTTGCTGTCCTAAATGTGGAAGTACTTCGCTTACGGCAAACAAAAAAGGCTTTGGAGTCGGAAAAGCAGTCATAGGAACTGCTGTTGCCGGTCCAATAGGTCTTGTTGCCGGAAACAAAGGAGCAAAAAAAGTTCGTATAACTTGCCTTAACTGCGGTAATCAGTGGTGGGCGTAATAAAAAAGTCAGTCCAAACGGGCTGACTTTTTTTATAACAGATTATTTATAAAATCAAGTTCATCCTGTTCCTCTGCTGTAAGCTTCACCTTAATATCAATAAGTTCTTTGTTGTTCCGGTAAAAGTCCTGTTCTCCTTTACTAAGTTTTTTATTGTGTGCAAGCTTATAGCGTATATTTATAACATTACTGTATAAACCCTCACCAATCTCATTAAAAAGGCCTAAAACCGTCCACCAATGCATATAATCAATTTCACGAATTTCCTTTCCTGCTACCTTATTGAGAGCTGGAAAAATAATCCCTTCATCCTGATCCCAGTTTATCAACGGTTTAGGTTGACGTTTAGATTTTGGCATATCTCCGCCGTCAAGAAACCATTTGGCTTGTTCTGCCGCTTCGTAAAGATCCGAGTTAGGTATCTGATCGTGATGCTTGTACAACAGTTGTATACATCCATATGTTTTGGCTTTGTCATTAAGCGTATCGTCATTGCACATAGAAAAAATCAGCAAAGCTACGCGATAATCACTATATATTGAATATATTTTACCGTTGACTGTCAAAGCTTTAGGCAATGCACCTATCATTTTGTTTCACCAACAATGGTATTGCGCTGTGCCGCATAGGAATTAAGTTTCTCCTGTGATTTCTTTCTTTCCTCCACAGAACATTCATTTATGTACGCGAAGATGCACTGCATAAAATTCATAAATACTGGTTGACCTCCGGCAGGCGAAAGACATGAATCAGTTCCGAATACTATTAATGAAATATCATAACCAAAGATCTCATTTATAAGATCCTTCACCGCCATATCAAGTTTGTCCACACTATCAGCGGCAAGTTTCAGCTTTTCAAAGTCCGGATTATTCTCATCAAGATTCTGCAGATCATTGATAGAGTTCATATCGATATCTCCGTATCTACTGCGTATATTCTCATATTTCTCATCAAAGCCTGAAATTCGGTTAATAAACTGAGTATCTGTTGGATTAATACGGATTATTTTATCCGGATTCCCATTTAATTCGATATTTTTGTATCCGTCGTCAAAACTAAGCTTAATTGTTTCTGACATAAAAAACACTCCTTAGAAAAGAGGGGCTTAGTCGCCCCTCAAATTATCCTTCAGCCAGCGGCGTAAATGTCACCACTTTATTTGCGATTGTTACAGTACCCTTAATACGATTGCCGCAGGGTTGGATATTAAACGGTATGTTGACACCGCCCTGCGGTCCGCCATATGACTGCGGCTTAACGATGCAATCTTCCATCCATGCATCGTAAGGACCTTCGGTCTTATCGATAAGCACCTCAAGATATTTGCTCTTGCAGTCGTCGCCAACAAGACGATCCAACGCAATAGATTTGATCTTTTCGTAAATCGCATCTTCTGTATTTGCGTAGTAGGTTTCAACAGACAAACTAGGTTCGTAACCGTTGTCATTTACATCTGTTTCATCAAGGATATTCTTAACAGTCGCGGTATCCGGTCCCAAATCCATAGACATATCCTCAATGTTTTTGCCGATCAGGAACCATGACGGAGTTTCTCCGCCAAAAGTGGAATCCAACAAATGCATAAGATGACTTCTTTTAAGCTTTTTTATTCCTGTAGCTGCCATTTATATTTCCTCCTCAAATGTAAAATGTATCTGTATCTGATACAATCCTCTGTCTCCGTCCTCATCCAGAGCAAGCAGTATGCCATTATCAGCGGATATACTGATAGGTTCAAAATTTCCTGCAAGTTCTGGATAATTCCGGCTACTGTTCTGTTTTTCAATCCAGAAGATAAAATCCTCCGTAAAAGCTGATGCATTGAGCCTTGACAGATCATCGGCTGTGTACTCTCTGCTCTGGAGCAAAGCATTGTACTGCCATATCTGATTTCCGCACACGTCCTCACTGAGTTTTACAAGACCTGATGTCTGTATACTGTAATTAACAGGTTCAGACTCAGTCTGGTCTATGTGCAGATCAATATCTCCAAGATTGGGATACTGTAACACATATTCTTTCATAGCCTCCAAAAGGCTTTTATTTTGCTCCGGCAATTCGTTTCACTCCTTTGATTATTCCGGACAGATGATCGGGTTTCATACGCTCAAACCATAGTCTGCCTCGCTTGCCCCCAAGGTTAAGCCCCTGCTTGCCCATACCTTTGTTATCGTAATAATTTTTGCGGGCGTATGGTGTGTTGTAATGCACCATGCCTGATCCAACTACCGTTGATGTAATACCGGACTGTTTAAGCTTACCGGTAAGCATTGGCACATAACTATCACAGCAACGTAATACTTCGCTGTCGATATACTTCTGTACTCGGCCGCCTTTTTGCAGACCACGCCTCGCAAACAGTTCATTTTCGGGAGCGACCGTGAGAGTTACTTTAATACTGTTATTACTCATTTAGCCGTCACCTCCGTGTGCCGCATTATGGGACTGCCGTAATCCTTGCGCTCTACAGTACTGATTTTGAGCGGGCTTACAGCCTTAAGCAACTCTGCCACAGAGGCTGTCACGTCAAAATCAATATCGCCCTTTGCAATATAGTCGGACTTATCGACTACAGCCAACAACGGCAGATGTATCAACGCCCGGTCAACATCGGTCTTGCCCGTCTTTGCAATGTTTTCGGCTTCGGTGTCCTGCCACCAGCACGGATAATGCTGTGTAATAAATGCACCGTCGGGCTGTTTGTGCCAGACGGTGCATTTTGTATTATATCTCATTTATATCCACCCCACAGACCTGAGATTAAGGTATCTGGAGGCGGTCTTGATCAGCTCATCGGCGACAGCAGTCTGAGTGGTCGAATAACTTATCGAATAATCTCCGACCTTTTCGGAGGCTATCTGTTTATCCGGCTGTGCGGAGTACATGATCTCTGCACAAGCACAGCAGGCTTTGGCAAGGCTGATCTCGTCGGTCTCGGCAAAGCTCAGACTGTCGAGATATTCCGATGCACGCTCCGCAAAATAAGGATAATCCGTTTCGGAAATCTTATTGCCATGAAAATCAGCAGTGTAAAACGTGTAATCAGCATAAGCCATAGCCTACACCTCCGTTTCGCTTGTCGTATCCTCTACCGCAACTGCATCGACGATTTCCTGAATGATTGCGTCCTTCTTGCTTGCCGACCCGAGGTCAATGCCAAGTTCGGCGGCATAAGCTTTTAGTTCAGGGACTGTCATGCTCTTATAATCAATGACATTTTCATTTTCGCAATAGTCGGCAGGCGGTTCTATTGTTATTGGCTTCTCGTTAAAAGTCAATCCTACTGTCTTTGCCATAACGACACCTCCTATGCCTTGTGGTGCAGATAAATACCTGCCGCCTTGTTTTCGTACACATCAGCCAGACCATAAGCACGGAAGAAGAACAGCCAGCTGTCATCCGTCTGATTTTCCTCCGGCGTAACGACCTTGTTTACCGTGTGCTTAGGATACTGGATAACCGCCGACTTCTGGATTATCATAAAGTTTATATCCTTTGCGGTTGTCGCCTTAGCAAAACCGCCTGCCGTTTCATCGACGCCCTCTGATTTTGTCGTGCCGTCCTTAAGATCGATCGCAGTGTAAAATCTGCTCTGAGGCACTTTTACGATCTTAGCAAAGCCGTCAAGTACAGCCTTTGACTTTGTGGTGTCCACATTGATAGCAAGGTTATACAGAGTAGGAGTGATGTACAGAATACGGTTTTCCGGCGATACTTCGTCTTCGTCCATTTTGTTCTGTGCAGTGATCAGAGCGGTAAGGACATCATTACCCGATGAAAGTGTTGCTCCTGCAGAAACCTTAGATATGCCTGTTGTACCTGCATAGGTCGCGAACCTGAATGCGTCCTGTTCGGGAGCAACCTTGACGCGGATAAACTCTGAGGACAGTCTGCCGAAAGCAAGTCCTGCAGTCTCCTCATTGTCCATATTGTCAACGCTGAATTTACGACCTCTGTCGTAATTAAAGGTAACAGTCTCGTTTGTAAGAGTAACATCGCCCTTTACATAGCCACTGTTTCTGGAGTAGTCCGCCAGACCGTCCATAGAGATCTTAGGGATTATGATCTCATTTGCGTTTGCGCCCGCTTTAACAAGAGTAGGATCGCTGTCGAGATCGGCGGTCAAAGATGCCTGCTTGTAAACCTCGTCAAGCAGTGCGATGTAGGTTTTAAATTTTGTAATTGCGTTTGCCATAATATTTTACCTCCGTAAAATTACTTAGTCGCAGGCAGACCCATTACGGCTCTTGCCTGTGCGTCTGATGTTGTTTCTGTTGCCGAACCGTGGTCAAGACCGGTGTCTATCCTTGCGGTAGGCTCATCACCATCCGCAAAGAGAAATGCTTTGTCGGCCTTAAGCTTGTCAAGCTGTTCGGTAAGACCTGTGATCTTGCCGTCATCGTCAAGCTTGAGGAGCGACGAGTCAAGCTGAGACTTGACAATGTCCACATCTCTTGCTTTTGCTCCGGCAAGGGACAGTTCCAGAGCCTTGTCAAGCTTAAGTGCGGCAATATCTGCATTGTACTTGCTTTCCCAGTCGGACGCCGCTTTCTTAAGTCCTTCAATGTCCTCGCCGTCAAATGCTTTGACCTTATCAGTAAGCTCTGAGATCGTGCATTTTGCCGTTTCCAGTTCTGCGTTAAGGTCTGTGTACTTCTGCTGTTCTGCGGTCAGCTCCGCTGTGTGCTGTTCAAGCACCTTGTTTGCCTGCTCCTCGGTAATACCGAGAGCTGTTAAATCTTTCAGTTCCATAGGGATTTTTCCTCCTTAATTTTGAGTATAAAATTTATCTCCTCGCAAGCGGCTCGGATTTTTGCTCCGCAAAAACGAGGATAAATAAAACGCCCTTGAAAGAGCGTTTTACTATCGTTAAAATGCAGTTTTAATCATCTGATAAATCTACAAGGCATTTAATAACCAAACAAATACCTTTTATTATTGTGAAGACCCATGCGGCTACATAACAGCCAACGGGGATTTGCCCTGTATCAAGGGCGTAAAGCAATATGAGGGTTGAAAGCATAAATTATCAGCTCCTTTTTGCAAAATTAAAAGCCCCCAGTAGCTGGGAGCTTATTCATTATGAATTTGAAAATAAACCTTATCATAAATATCCAATGCTTTATATCCGAAATCTGTCATATTATTCTGATTTTCGTCCATGCCATAAACAACTGATATGTTGCTAATTATGCATTGAAACATAGAAACATCTTTATTATTTATTTCTATCTGACTTGTTTCGGGGAAGAGCTTGTATGGGTATTCCAAATCTTCAAAATCGCCATATTTGACAAGCATTTCATATTCATCTTTTTTGAAATTGAATATCATAATAATACACCTCACTTTGGATTACATTGAATAAGCACGCCCGTTTCAGGATTTATGGATACTGCACATTTATCTGTAACAAATAGCTGAGATATTTTAGGTTTACCATCTTCATCATATAAAATGTTACCGTTTTTATCCCTGCTAATTTTGGGTTTCATTGCTTTACCATTGGTCAAAGCATCCTGAATATCTTGAAGTTCAACGCCAAGACGTTTCTTACCCGTATCAGGATCTTTGATTACACCAATAACACGTTCAATGAAATGATCCGATTGCCCAGTTATTTCAATACCGTTAGTTGTAGTTAAACCAACAAGACTGTTGTTAATCTCATTGTGCAACTTCTTATAATGATCGTAACCTACAAGCGGAGAAAATTTTCCCTTTTTTACAGAAGTAATATATGCATTCATCAATTTGCACTCAGGAGAGTTATTATACTTCATATTTTCAAAAATGTCAAGGCTTTTCGGCGGATTTTCTATGCCGTAGCTTTTCATTTGCTTAACAAAGTAACGATTATTCCCATATACCGCTTTCTGCGAAACACTCTTGTTAAATCCAACAACCCGAACTCTGTCCTTTTCGGAATAAAGATCGTTCGTATCGCAAAACTCAGACAGCCGTTTTTCCTTAGTTTTCAGTATAGCCGAGTGGCGTTCAAACTGATTTTGCAGTCTCCGTTTAAGCACCTCGTCTTCCGTCTCAGAGATAGCACCGTCATATGCAGCTAAACGTCTTTTTGTAGCTCGTATAGACCGCTCCATAGCACGCTGTTTCTGCGATAATTCATACTGTCTGTTGTTTTCGGTCACGTCAACAGGGAGATTAGCACGTTCGGAAATTCCCTCGAAAAACGGATAAAAATCATGTCGGCAGTTCCAGCCTTTCAAGCCGTCACCCGTTCCGTAGCCTGTGGCGGTGCTGAGTTTAGGGTATTTTTTAGATTTGCCCGAAATGCTGTAAACCTTGCCTTGCCATAAAGCGTGTGAGGGACGCGCGCCCATGTGTGCGGTGACCTCAACCAGATCGCAGTCCATTTCTGCGGCAAGATCAAGCTGCATCTGACCTGCGGTCTGACTTATGCCCGTCATTACCGCACGCCGCACTGCAACGTCTGCCCAGTCGGTCTTACCCGATGGATAAGTTACAGTCGCAATACCTTGTTTAGCAAGCTCGACAACTGCGTCGTAAATAGCATCCTGATATGTAAAAGCACCGCTTTGTACCTTTAACCATGCCTTGTCCATAAGATGAGTAACAGTTGCCTGCGAGGACTCTACCATGGACTTACACAGATTTTTTGTCATACCATTTGCATTTTTAACGCCTGCCTTAAGCGTGTTGGATAATGCCACCGACCTCAGAGCGGCGGAGCAGTCCTTGCCGTAAGTTCTGTATATCTTGGCGTCGTTGTTGATTGCCTCCTTACAGGCATCGGTGTACAGCTTTGATATCTGCCGCTTTGATTTGCCTGTAAATTCTGCAAGCATAGCAGTGATCTCTTTTGTAGACATCTTCAACTGGCTTGCTTTGTACAACTGCCATTCTGCCGAGGGAGTAAGATAGTCCGCTTTAACAAGCTTTTTGGCAATAGACTTGATTATATCAGTCTGTACCTCGCTTACAAGATCAATCAAGTCATCTGGCAGTTTTTGTAACGTCTGAGGGGTAAGCATTACTCCTCACCGTCCTCAAAGCCCATAAGCTCATCGTCGGTAGGTTCACCGTCTGCAAGACGTGCCTTTGCCTCCTCTTCCGATTCGCCGTACCATTTAACACGGTATTCCCACTTCTGCATTAAACCTGCTGTGACATCATCTTTGTCACGTTGTCGCTCGGCATTTTCGTCTACCAGTGGACTTTGGTCAAAGACTATGGATATATGTGCGTCCTCCTTGACCTGTGCGTCGATAAAGCTGTGGCCTATCCAGAGGAGCGTTTTAACAAGACCATGCAAAAAGCTCTCAACTTTTATAAAATGCTTGTGTGCGTTTTGGATCAAGTCCTGCTTGTCGCCTGTGTACTGGGTAGCAGTTACTATAGAGCCTGCATTAAACTGATAATGCTTAGTACCAAATCCCACCTTAAAGCTGAGATAATCAAGCTGTGCCTGTATACCCGCCGTATTGTCTGCAACTCTCAGATCGGGATTATGCTCCTGCACCATACTCTTACCCGTGCCATCGTCCATAGTCTCGCCGATATAATAAAACAGTTGTTGATTTACCTCATCGGGAGCAACCTTTTTATCTCCAGACATATCTTCAAGCATATTTTTGTTTAAAAACACTTTTTTCTGTCCCAACCAAAAATCAGAGTTAAGATTATTATATGCAAGATCAACTCCCTTCAAGTTGTCAATCGCTCCGGCAAAAACCGCACAGCCCATCCCATTATTGCCGTTAATGGGATTAACGATAGCAGGTTTGCATATGGTAAACCAAGACTTGTCTGATCCTGTATGCATTATTCTTGCAACACCGTCCGGCAGAGGTTCTTCGCTCAACAGCGATTTATCTTTTATTCCAAAGATGTGATTTTCTATGACATATTCGCCTTTTTCCAGACGGTGTATCTCAAGATACAGCTTGTTGCTGCCTTTTGTACAGATATCGGAGCAAAACGCTGCTTCGGTGATAATGCCGTTGTCCGATGATAGGACTATTATCCTATCCGCCTCAAGGTAATTTAGATCTATCCATGCGTCCGGTGACGGCAGAAGTCTGCCGTCTGAGCTTACCACAGCATTTTTAAGACGTATCACAACGGCACAAGTGCCGGAATACATCATTTTTTCCATGAGGTCGTTAGCCTGATCCCAGAAGTTGTTGCTGCCGAACACTCCGCCGTTGTCGGTATCGCCAACGATGAACTTTTCCGAGTATTCATCATCTACTTTTACAAACGTTTTGTCGTTTATTAATATGCTTGCCCAGTCCTCGCACACCTTTTTGGCCATTTTCATGGTATACATATCACGACTCTTGCGTTTTTCTCCGTTTTCAAAAGTTATCCTATGAAATGGTTCATGAAAACCCTTCCACCAGTCTTTCCATACGGATATATTATTATAATAGTTGGTCGAAATGTTATAGCCGAAGTTATTATTCAGCCAGTTTATTATCTCACTGTTCAAATGTTTTCACCTCCTGCCAGCGTTAGCGGCTTGATAAATTTGCTAAAGCTGTACTCCAGAGCGTCAGCGGTATCTATATCGCAAGTACCGTCGTCAAGACGCTCGTCTCTGTCCGGAATTTTAGGATCCCATATCTGCTCCGACAAGCTTCCGATAACATTTTTGCAAATGTCAAGCACCCAAAATCTGCCCTGAGCCATCAAAGACGTAAGCATAGATATTCTGTCGTTTCGTGGAGCTTTGTAGCAGTCCACGATCTTGACCATCAGTCTTGCTCTGGCACAGGCTACTCTCAGACCGTTTATTACCGCTTGGTTTTCGTTGTCCGCCCATGCAAATTTAATTAAAAGCGGATTAAAACGCATATATAACGTCTTTACAAACTTTATAAAAGCAGTGTAAATAGTATCGGGACCGACCTCGCCCTTGCCGCCGTCTATTTTGTGATCTGCAATAACGACAAGCTTTTTAAAGCCCTCAATAAAAGCCGTAGCCACGAATGTGGTCTTTGACTTGTTGCCGCCGAAGTCGATACCTATCTGTATTGATGTGATCTTGCTTTTGTCAAGCTGTGATTCGGGTATTATATACTTTTCGGGGTCGTTGGCAAAGCTCTGGAAGATAAGACCCTCTGCCGCTATCCTTAACCCCAGTATATCTCGCTTGTACCAGATAGATGTCGGATCGTACTGAGATTTTACCTCAGCCTTACGCTGATCTGAGATATTTATGTTATCGTCAATAGTAAAATGTGCGTAGTTGTATCCGCCGAGGAATTTGCAATCGGCGGCGTCCTGCTGGTACTTGTCAATGTACTCGGTGTATATCCAGCTTTTTGGATTGTCCGGGTTAAGATCCCACCATATCTTACGCTTATCTGCGGCGATAGATCTGTTAAAAGCCTCCTGCACAAATGATTTGTGATGCAGATTGATCTCAGTACCTATCCACATACCATAAGAGTTGCCTCGTATGGACTTATAACTGCTGGCAAGCATAGCGCCGGAAAAGATGACGATCCTTGTTTTAAATCCTGTATCCTTGCCCTTTATGATAAGAGCCTCATTGCCCTTGTACTTACCCCAGCGGCATTGACCTCGAAAGAAATGCTCAATACCAAAGCCGTTACAGTCGCCAAGAATGATTTTCGCATTGCCGAGTGTTGACGCCGATGCAAGATGTATCTTGTCTTTAGTAGTCTTAAGCTCGTGACAAAAAGCAAGAACGTTGTCCACTGTCTTTCCGGCTCTTACCGCTCCCTCGGCAACGTTTATCATGCAGTCCTGTGACTTTCGGATATATGCCTTATGCTTATCGCCAAAATTGTAGGGTATGGTCTTTTTGCGTTTCTCAGGCTTAGTTGTCCTTGCCATAGATATCCTCCTCAATTTCCGACGTGTCCTCCAGCTCAGGATCAGCCTTGGGATTCGGTGACCAGTTTTCTTTGTCTTTATTCTGCAAATAGCTCAGAGCGGCGGACGGATTGGGAGCGACTTTTTTTACCCTGCGCCTGATCGTTTTGCGCCCTCTGGCGTCAACTCTAACTTCTTCCTCTGCATATTCGCCGCCCAGAGCCGCCGCAAGCAAAGCTCTCTCCACTTCGGAGTTTACAAGTTCAGGATTGTCGTCCAAAAAATCCTGAAGTTCCTTGTGCCGCTTTTTATAATCTGTGGCAAGCTTTTTCCGTTCTGCCTTGTCGGAGGTATTAATAAAAGCCTCCGACAGCTCGCCGAGGCTTTGTATATCCGTCTGTATTTTTACATCATTAATGTTGCTTACAGCTGCCGACAGCGTGTCGATAGCCTGTTTTCTCTTTACATTCACATTAACACCTCCGTTCGCTCAAACTCAAACTACACGCCCGTTTTAAGGGCTTTCTCTTTCAAGTGTGAAATTATCCTAAGAATTATTTCAAAACGTGCTATAACGCCGTTAAACGCCGCTAAAATGAAATCAAATAGCAATGCTTCGCCATTCGGATATTTTTGTTTCAAAATTCCGTTGATGTCCGGCGCTATGTAATCTGAGCTTAAGCGCAGGGGACGAATCAACCTTACGCTTATGATCAGATCTTTTCCAGTTCTGCAGCAACGTCAAAGTAATGACGCCTGCCGTTTATCTCACAGTACAGCGTACAGCGTTTACGCCGCCTGCTGTATTTAACAATGCAGTGTTCTCTGCCTTTGAGCAGTCCCTCTGTGATAGTCACCTTTCCGCTGTTTATGTAACCACGGCTGACGGTAAGATTTTCGACATCAAGTATCCACCGAAGTCTGACTTCCTCGCTCATCGGCAGCGGAGTGGGCGGTCTGCCCAAAAATCTCAATACGCCGACAGTATTTTTCACGGTGTAGTAAAGCTCGTCTGTGATGCCTTCACTGTTAACAAAAACATATGTGGGAAATATCATCCGGCGTACCATGCGCCACACGCCGCCTTTACGTTCCAACAGGTCGTGAGCAGGCGCATAGGCGTTAATATTTTTATCTCTGAGAGTGGCAACAACGTCATGCTCTCTGCCGCTCTGAACATAAATAACGTAGATCATATATCGCTCCTTTTCTCCTCAAGGAACTTAGCCACATCCTTGTAAAGATCGGGACGTTCCCTTGCCATTGCCTCGAACACCATTGACTTGACCTGTTCAAAGCCCGCGTTAAGGATATCCTCGTTTTTCAGATCCATATTCTTTTTATACGCCGCAGCCTTTACAAGGCTGGTAGCCTGTTTGAGCAAGGCTTCCGGGTCTATGTTCTTCCATTTTTCTTCGGGAGTGTTCTGTATAGATTCCAACACGTTATGCGACAGCAGCCTGATTATTCCCTCGCTGGTATCGAGAGCCGGATACTTGTTTATCTCCTCCATTATGACCCTGAAATTCTCCTGAGCCATTCTGAGGGTCTCAACAGATTCATTCAGATTTGCGGCGTATCTGCAAACCGAGGATATTGATATGGGCTGATCGGTCTGATCCTTTATATAGTCTGCGATCTCCGCATATGTAAAATCGGCTTTCATCATATCTTCGACCGTTGCTTTAAGTTCCGGCGACAGCTTGTCTATTTTAGAGTGCTTTCTGCGCTTTCTTGCCATTATCCGCACCCCCTACAGCTTTATGCAGGGGTCGTTGATACCTCCGGCAAGCAGGCTGATCCCCTTTGCCGTAAGCTTTGCCTCGAGATCGTCAAAATCGCTGTCTGCCAGCGTAGACGGCTCTTTGGACAACACCGTCCTCAGATGTATGTATCCGGCTTCATAAAGATAGTTCACGCTGTCGGTAATTTCGCCCTTTGTTATATCGGGAAGAGCATACTCAACGCTCTTAAGCTTATGATACTGATATCTGAGCATATTTATAGTGCGCATAACAGAGCCGTTATTTTCTTTAAAATTGCCTGCTCTGATAAGCTGCATCTGCTTTTCCATATCCATGCTATTTTTCTCCCTTCATTTCCATCAAGATATCCATGATCTTGTCCAGCTTCTGTTCAGTCTTAAGCTGTTCTCTGTAAAAATCCTCTTTGGTAAGATAGTTCTGCTTGACGTCGGTAATATCGGTCTTGCACTTGTCAAACTCGTCTTTAGAGACGTAATTTTCTCTGACCTTATCCAGACCGCTTTTGCATTTATCGATGTCGTCCATAGTCCGCTTTAAAAAGTAGGTTATAATACCTATACCGCCTGTAAGAACGAGCTGAAATACTATCGTAAATATCTGCTGACTTGTCATAAAAACACCCCCAATATATTTAGTACCGTTATCCGTTATAATAACTGTACCATATATATTGGGGGTGTTACAGATGAAGCGTTTCAGCGAGTTTCTGCAATTATATTTCATCAAAGGTAATCTGACCCTCGATAGGAGCGTTTTGCTTTTCCTGCCTTATCTCAGCCGTTATGCTGCGGATCGTGCGCTCAGACAGATTATATTTATTGACAAGAAACTTGAAGTTATATCCGTTAAAATCCCTGCGTATCTTTTCGTCACGTGCCGATCGGATAACAGAATCAGCTTTTGCAATGTAAATTGACAAACCACCGTAACGCTGCACAAGCTTTTCGTATGCCTGTGAGCCGATGCAGTCGTAAATATCCCGCTGCTCTGGAGTAAGGTCTTCTTCGTATATATCAAGTTCCGGCATATTTCTCACCTTGCCTTTTCGCCCGCCGCTCTGCCGAATTAACATAACGCTTGAGCTGTTCGATAAGCTTAGAACACTGTTCCTGATCTATCCACCGAAACGGCTGCTTTTTTGATGCCGTAACGCCCAGTACTTTGCCTATCACGCCAATTAGCCTGTCTCCAACGTCAGCTGACTCTGGATTAGTGTCAAGTTCCTTGAGCCTGTAGCAGTATCTCCAGCACAGCCGCTGCTGTTCAGGCGTAGCCATACCGTTGCAGCCGATCTCTTCAGCTTCTTTCTTTTTGTTTCTAGATTTGGTATTATGCAGCGGATGGTTTGGATCGGCAAGCTTCATGCGATTGATAAGTTCCGCCTGAACAGCCTTGAATTCGCTATCGTCAAGCTGTTTTACCGAATCTTTACCGGTAATGCTAAAGATCAATTCGTGCAGCATATCATCTTTATCTTTGCCGACAATACCAAGACCTGCTCCCAGACCGTAAATTCTTTTAATCTGCTCCTTTGTTGCCATATCCAAATCCTCCTGTCCTTATTTTTTAGCCGTGAATTTCGTTTTCGGCGTTCTTTCAACTACAACCGCGCTGTCAATCATATCCACAGCACGCTCCACAATCTCATCGGTAAGCTGTTCGTTATTAATCATAAGCAGACGTTTAAGATTCTGCCAAGCGACGGCTTCGGATACCAGATAAGCGTTCTCCTGCGCCGCCTTTTCATCCAGACCGCCAAGCTGCATAAGATTTTTTACGTCGGTCTCATATTTCGCACCCTTAAGCTTTTTCTCCAGAACTTTGCGGCTCTTATCGTCAAGCCCAAGCCCGTCCAGTATCTTAGCAACGCTGCCGTCCTTTATGTACTCCTTGTTGTAAACGGCGGAAAGCAAGCGTTTTGCAGATTCTGACAAGGTGTAGGTTACGTCCTCTTTTACAACGTCGCCGTACGCTTTACCAAAGATCTCCTTAAGCATTGTGGGGTACACAAGCTTAACGTTGTCGGCGTTGGTGACTGTGATTGCATTGCCAGCATTGTCGCTGTAGACAGCAGATTTAAACTTTGTATCCTGCAGGTCGGCTTCCGAAGCCTTAAGGATATCAGCCTCGATGCCGTCTGCCTCTGATTTAAGCTCCGAAATTTCCGCCTTGATCTCAGCATAACGTTTTACCTTTTCAGACAGATCCATAAGCCGTCTTTACCTCCTCTATGATTTCTTCGGCGCAGTTTCTGCAGGTATCACGTCCCTTGATAGAGCGCACATTATCAACACTGCCACAATAGCAACAGGTAGGTCTGTGCTTGCGAATCATGATACCGTCCGCTGTCTTCTCGATGTCAACAGCCATGCCTCCCGCAAAGCCCGCTGCAAGTCTGATGTCCTTCGGGATCGTCAATCCAGCTTTGCTTGTAAGCTTTTTATGTTTTGTTTCCATAGCGTTTTTACCTCCTTGTTTTTCTGCACTCTGCATTTATCAGGGCTTGTGACCTGCGCCGATCGGCGGCTGCATTACAGGAGGGGCACAGCCCCTCTGATACTTATTATTTCTTGTCTACAATTGAGCATTCATTGCATTCTCCGTTACTGTTGCAAATATTATCACAATAGCCGCATTTATCGCAGTACGGACAGTCATCACAACACATTTTCATAAAAAAGGCACATTCTGCGCTGCCTTTCATAAAACATTCAAAATTATTATGCATATTTAGTCGCCTTTACTTTCCTCGGCTCCTCGATGCGTACCATGTCTATCCAGCGTATCTTATCAGTATATCTATGTACAAGGCAAAGCTGCTTGTCCGTCGCCTTCGAAACCATCCAGTCCGCAGGATCAAGCTTGTAATACGCTATTATTCGTTTCTGAGCTTTGGTGGGATTTTTTCCGTGCTTCATTCTTTTTGTCCTCCGTTTCACTTTTTATACCGCCATATCCATATATTTAGCGATTGCAGACAATCCCTTGGCGGTCACATTGCCGTTATCGAGGGCGTTGGAGTATAGATTGACCGCTCCTCTGATAGCCTGTGGACTTTGAGCGATACGCAGTAAAAATTCAACAGCAGCAGCGTCCTCTCTGATATCCGGAAAGAGCATTTCGATGTCGCTCTTCTTTATCTGCTTAACGCTGTAAAACCGGGTATTCTTCGTCCTGTTGCGTATCTGTGCAAACTCCGCTTTCTGCTTTCCGCCAAGTCTGCTTACCGTGGTCTCGTTGCCGACAAAGCAGATTCCAAGGGTCTGTCCCTTTTCGTCAAAGCAGTCGCAAAGGCTTCGGAGAGTATCAATGGCATTTCTGGTGAGATGCTGGGCTTCGTCCACGATTATCACCATGCCGTCCGAAAGCTTTGACGAGATTTCCAACCAGAGTCTGCTCACAGAGCCGGAGGATACGTTCAGCTTAGAACCGATAAGTTCCAGCACGGATTTTGATGACTTGATGCACGGATTTACCGTTATGTATGTACAGTTTGTGCCGTGCTCACGGTAATACTGCCTGCAAGCCTGTGTTTTGCCTATACCTGCGTCACCGCAGGCTATGGCAAGACCGCCCTGAAGCTGACAGTTGCGTATGATCTTGTACACGTTAGACGATATTGACGTTTCCTTATAGTCTGTGCCGACATAGATTTCAGCTGCAGCCTGCTTGGTTTCAAAGTATTCAATTACTTTTTTCATCTGCTTATCTACATCGCCGTTGTAGGTACCTGACTTAATTGCAGAGTATGAGCTATCGGATATACCAATCTTTTTGCAGACTGCAGCCGCAGATAGATTTTCCGAGTACTGCAGCTGTTTAATCTGTTCCAATGCCCACTCCTGTTTAGCTGTTAGCTTTTTCATTTATTAATCACTCCTCCATTTATTCTTCCGCCTCTCGGCGTTTTCGTTCATTTTATCTATATTGACCACAATATCGTCTCCGGAAGCCTTTGATATACTTTCCGGTTCATTATCAGCTCTTATCATAATCACATTGGACGGCATAACGATCTTAAAGCTCTGCTTACCATGTGCTGCCTTGAGAGCGGCGGCCTCCATAAGGTCGATCTTATGCTCTGAGTTTAAGCCATCTGTGATATTCTGAGCCTCGGCTTTAATAAACCGTTGTACTCTGCGCTGTAAAGCCATTGCATCGGAAATCTCTTCCTTGCTTTCGGTGATGTAATCTATAAGCAGCTTGTCCGCACATTCCCAAGTCCAAAGGTAACGGTCCGATTTATCGTAAACCCTTACGCTTCTAAGATCGGCGGGATCGTATCTTACATAGACCTCCTCGCCCAGGTGACGGTAAGTGTTTTCATAGTCCATAAACCAGACCTTTTCGCCGGATATTTCAACAAATACGCCGTTGCGCTTGATCTTTTGCACCCTTGTTGATCTCATAAGCATAAGATTAAGTTCGGCTTCCGGAGCTTTGCGTATTCCTACAGACTTTATATCCATATTCCATACGTCGATACGACTCATTCCTTTGTACTTTGTCTCAGCTCCGCCATATTCCTGCATATTAAAATCACCGTCAATATACATATCAATATATTCTCTAATTTCAAAGTCGCAGGGAATCTTGCCTTCTTTAATTCTACGCTTAAGGCTCTCAGGTCGCTGCATAATAGTGCCGCCGCAGTAACCTTCAAACATTCTTGCAAACTGCATTGTGACCGTGCTAAATGTACGCTCAATAGGCTTTGCTTTAGCGTTACGGACGATTGCGTTATGCATCGTGATTCCAAGCCTTTGGAGTATTGTCGGTGGTTCGATCTCAGGGTTATCGGTTTTCCTGCTTCGATGACCTTTTCCGCCAACGTCATGGGTCAAAAACTCTCGACCGTTATCAAAATATACGGCTTTCGGAATGCCAAATCGCATAATTCCATGCCTTAATGCGATGATTGTTGACTGGGAGTTCGGACTGTCGCATATATTCCAGCCGACCAGCACTCCGCTTTGGGCATCCAAAAAGGCTGTAAGGTACAGCCTGTGGATCGTGCCGTTATCTTCATCGTAGGACTGTATATCGAACGTGTGGTTATCTGCGATCCAGACGTCGTTAGCGTGGAGACCGTCGTACATACGGCTGATATATGGCAGGCATTTATCTTTCATAGCCTTATCGCCGTCGCGCATATATGTAAGCACGGCTTGTGGTATTTCCGACTTTATATGCCGCCTGAAAGTATTGTCTGACGGGAAGTTAGATACCATTGACGGATACCACTCTTTTGCACATTCAAGCGTTAGGTCATAACAACGCGAAACGGTAGGTTTGTTTTCGGAAAGATAGAAATAGCAAAACTGCTCCCACAGCTCCGGTGGAATACTGCTCTTACCCTTATTGGCTCCGCCTCGATTTTCACAAAGCCCCTGCAGATTATTATTTCTGTAGGCTGCATACTTGCGGTATAGTATATCCACCGACACTTTGATATCATTATGCTCGAGCTGACACTTGCCGACGTAAAGCTTATCCACTTCGGTTTTTTTTCCGGGGTATTGATCCCGGTAACGCTGCCAGTCTCTGAGGATATCTACCCAGAGTGCGATTTCATCACGCTCATCTTCGGAAAACTCTTCGATTGACGTTTTCACAGGCTTTGACGTTTTCACAGGCTTTTTGGGCTGTTTTAACGCATTTTTAACAGGCTGTGCAACAAGTTCTAAGCCCGCTTCCGCTCTTTTCTGCGCATAGTATTTTGCCTGCAGGTCTTCGGGGAGTGATGATATTGGGATCATATATTTAGGACGGTTCCTGTCGTTGATTTCGATATTGCATGACAATTTTCCGTCCTTGCACAGTTTCTTTATATATCGTTCACTGCAGCCTTTAAGATCAGCAGTTTTGGCAACCGTCAAATATTCCACATCATCACCTCCCGAAGTTACTTGACAAAACTAATGTTTTCTGATATACTAAGTATCAGAGCCAGAACGGTTGTTTACGAGGTCGGACAGAAAATCTTCTGTTTCGGTCAATACTGCAAGAATGGTCGCAACATTCCTGCGGAGCTGTTCAGGCTCTATTTTTATGTCCTCAAGGCAGCTTGCCTGAGCCAGAAGCCGGGCTTGTCCCACCGCATGAGACAGTACTTGTGTTTTAAATTCCTTGTATTTCATTGGTTACACTTCCCTTCTTGGTCTGCCATCATCAGTACCGGGAGACCGTCCCCGGCAGACCGAACCGCCTGTTGCGGCTCGGTTTCGGCTAGAAAAATCGGAATGTATAAGTCTACTCCTTCCGAAAGAGTACCCTGCGCACTTATACTGCGTTGCACAACCTTGTCGACTAGGTTGATTGAGTTGGCTTTCACATCAGGACTTGCTCCTGATAGGCTTACGCTTGCGAACCTAGCACTATGCGTGAACATTTAGCCGCTCCGATTATTACCGAAACGGCAAGGTAGATAGGATAAAAAGTTATCCTAAGTGGGTCTGATACGCTCAGACGGGCGGTATCTTTATGTTGTTTTTAGACTGTGTTATAAAAATACAAAAGACGTTCCAGCTGGTGCAAACATTAAGCTCATGCGCTCTCAGCTTGCATTTACGAGTTCGCACCTTAAGGAAAGTCGGAACTCTTATAACAAAACCTGTACCTCGGCTAATTCAACCCGACGACACGTAGCCAGAACACGTGGTTTTTAAGTCATACGCTACCGATATTTTATGTCCTCGGTCTACAGACTGTATGACAGGCTTGGTTCAAGATCTAAGTCGTTACCTCTGAGCTTGCAAGCTGCAGGTGATTCACTATATCCCCTATGGCGGGCAAGCACGGCACCTGCATATTTTGGTCTGCCATCATCAGTACCGGGAGACCGTCCCCGGCAGACAGCCGAGTTACTGTCGGCTGTTTCGGCTGTTTCGGCTGTTTCGTGATCTGCCGCACAGATCGTCAAGACTGCATCGCAGCACATTGGCTATCCTGATCGTAGTCTTAAGAGAGGGCGTCAAAACGCCCTGCTCTATCTTGCACACGGTCACATTGCTGATCCCCGCATACTTAGCAAGCTCTCTCTGATTAAGATTACGCTGCTCTCTAATCTGCTTTATGCTTTTCCCAATATCTGCGCTCATAAAGGCGTTCCCTCCTTTTAGCAAAGTATATATCTCTGATAAGAGAGAGGATAAGGTGCATACAGATCAATCCGGATAGTGTAAGCAACGGTATGATCCAGAACTCGGAATGTCCGCTAAGACTTGTTATGGCACACAATAGCATGATAATGGCAAACATGGTAAGCACCTTTCCCTCGTCCGTAAGTTTTTTCAT